GACCCTATGACTGCTCTACAGAGATTTGCATCTAAAGTTATAAACGTAGGTACAGTAGAGAATAATGTCAAGGCCTTAGAAGCCTTCGCCATGTTAGGTTCTGGCTACACTGGTAATCCTGGCCTGCAAAAATTCGTTCAAGAGATGGGAGACAGTCTACCTCAAATCGAATCTCTGATAAACGGTAGTGAAGCTACAGGGGTAAAAGTATTTGGTAAACGTCTAGGTAAGGTTGCGATCAAGGGATTAGGTAGTCCAGATATAATGATCGATGAAGCAAAAACCAATATTGAAAAACTAAAAGCGGTTGTTCAGGCAGATTTTGATGCAAAACCAGCTTCTCCAGCACCAACCGGCGAAACTGGTTCACCAGACGTATATGTCGAACCAGACGCTCAGGAAGCTCAAGGAAAAACTAATTTTATGTGGGCAGAAGGACTTCAGAGATCGATTGAACAACTCTCTGCAAATATTGCTAATGTTCAATCTGGAAGTAATAACAATATTAGTAATCAACAGACTACCAATCTTGCAGCAGGAAGTGGGCAAGCTAGACGACCAGCAACATCACGGAGATTGGGTAATAACGCAAACGCCGAATATTTCTGATCGTCTATCTTTAAGGTCTAACTTTCGTCAGCGGCCAACTTCTCAAAATAGGACATGGTGTCCTCATCATCATCTACCGATACAGTAGGAGCAGGCTCCTCTTTTGTATCTATAGTGACCGTCTTCTCAACTGGTTCATCTTCAATAGTATCGACTACAGAACCAACTTTCGTTGTACCAGCAAGAACGGTGTCCAGACGTTTCTTGAGTTCGTCATAGGACTTGAAGTTAGTGGGAGCAGAATAATCAGCAAGAGAATACTGAGTATCCCAAAGTTTTTCGAGGCGATCATCATCCTCGAAAAGAGCAGACGGGCCTTCGAACTCTGACTTATCATAGTTCCAATAACCGTCAACCTTACGAATCTTCAACTTGAAGTTCGCACCTTCCCAAAAATCAAACGGATTGATGGGTGACTCATCCTCAAATGCAGGCTGCATAGACTCCATGATCTTGTCGAAAATCTTCTTACCATAACGGAACAAGAAAACTTTACCCTCATTCTCAGGGTTCTTAGGATCACTCACAACATAAATGTTGGAGAAGTATTGCAACTTACGTTTTTGACGCCTTGCAATTTCCTTATCCGACTCCACACCAGAGTTCCAGTATGCACTGTTCATCTCCGATACAGGATCATTCTGACTCAGGGTAGTGAGAGAGTTCTCAATATACCACTGACCAGTAGGGCCTTGAAAAGCGTGATTCCACACTTTCGCCCAAGGAAGGTCTTCACCTTTTGGTGTAGGAAGGAAACGGATAACGGCATCACCATTACCTGTCTTATCCATGACCGGCTTCCAGAGTCGTTCATCCACATAGGACTTCTTCTCTTGAGGTTTGTTCTCCGTTTCAATTGCTCCAAGCAATTTGTCGAGGGAGTTCGACTTTTTCAACTGTGCTAATGACATCTTATGTCTCCTTATGTTTACGTATGTTGATTTTTACAGTATGCGCTATATTATACGAAATGTCAAGTCTCTTTTTCAAATCGTATTCTATATAGGTCTTTATCATTTTCTGGGAAATTGACTAGACCATTCCATGAGAGCCCGATCCGTTCTGATTCGACCCGACTCGCATCATGCCCGTGATACAAATGTGAATTGAATACGAGCATCGTATCTTGTGTACAAGGGAAAGCTAGATCACTAGCTGTGTGGGGGTTTCCCTTCTTGTAATGTTCTGTTAGAGAGATAAAGGGGCCATCCTCTGCCTTCTGTTTCTTAAAGTTAAGAGCGGGATGTTCTTTTGTTGACTTGAGATATAGTGTTCCACTTATGATAGAGTTAGAATGATTGTGCGTCTTCTGGTAGCCGCCTTTTTGACTGATATTCAACCAACTATCTGTAAGGAAAAACTCTTCATATTCCATCTGTACTTCGTTATCTAGAAAATCACAGGCGCAATCCTCTACAAACTTTCTGACCTCTGCAAACTGTGGAGATGCAAGAATGTTTGTAAATTTATCAGACCGCAACTTAGTCTGGCCAGGAAATAGATGAAATTCAAACTCTGTAAAGTCGATCTCGCTCATAAATGTTTTGGGAGCTTGATATTGTTTTACCAAACCTGTAGGAAATAGTGGCACAGCACTCATATTATCTTCAACTCCTCGCATAGTTGGGCTTCATTAATATCTTCGCCCACAACAATAAATTCAATATCAGAAAACTCTTTCATAGTAGTAGCCATCTGATTCTCCCAATTGACAGAATTAAACCCTTTGCTGTCAGCTGGTAAATAATTGTCTGTACCTTTATATATGTTGTTCAACGGTTCATCATATGATGATAGATCAAATCCCATGATATAGACTTTCTCAGCCCCATGTTGACAGGCAAGATGAAGCGCCGTGTTACCAGCAGACCAACCCACTGGGTAATCGATGGACTCTATGTTGTCACTTTCATTCACGTAGGTGATCCACACACCAACATCCTTCTCCATCTTTTTTCGAAGGTCTGTCATATCCAGTTGTGGGTTCATCTGAATAGCAACCTCAATTTTCTCATGTAGAGTTACAGGGTCTTTACCAGACACAACACACTGTTCTGTTCTATATTTGCTTTTGTGAATGAAGGCCTCTGGTATGTCATATCCCATAAACATCGTATCAGCAACCGCTGATGGAATGACGCTCCAGTTTGCAAAGTGACACCTACCCTTATAACCAGAGTCGTAAATCTCCTGTTGCATACCATAGTCAACAGCGATCAGATTGTTTACAGCACCGTCACGATAGATTGCATTACAGCCGTATGTCATCACGTTGGGTTCAAGTATTGTCTGATGACAGGGTTTAAACCATGACCTAGACTCACCGTTGCCGAGAACTAAAGCTTTCAAGAATCGTTCTCTGAACCGTATGTGGGAACAATCCCACCGGCCGGCAATTCATGAATCTTTGGTGGTGTAACACAACCAACCTTTGCAATTTGTACTTTCCAGCCGGGATCAAGCATTTCTGCAACTGCTCGTTTTCCTCTACTCTGAATAATACTCTCCCAACTTTGAATGAATTCTAAACACTCATTCTTAGTATCAAAGTGTCGAGATAGAACATGAAACTTTTCATCTCTATCTACGCCTGATGGGTCTGTTACAGTTAATGCTAACAACAACATAAACTCCTTAACCATTTCTTAGTGCCTTCCATGACACAGGAAACAAATCCTCTGCCAGTTCGTCTATTTGATTTGCAACCACTTGGGTTTCCTTTTGGGTGTCTGGCTTGCATCGTAGGTTGCATACACGAGCAAACGCCATTAGAGTACCACTCCAGTACCATTCAGTAAACATTGATTGGGGCAAGACCATCCTTGCCTGTTCTGGAGCAACACCTAAACTCAATAAGTGTTCATAAGTCCACTTTGCACTTTTGCAGATTTGTTCATAATTATCAACCATCAAATGTCTAGGGTTGATATCAATCACTTCATCAGAGGAGCCTTGTTTAGAGTTTGTGGGTTTACCACGCCACTCTTCTGGATTATAAAATTCTACTTCATCATCAACGTAACGTCTGGACACTTCATTCCACACTAAGCCAACTTGATGTTTCACTAACTGTCGAGCGACAAATACTGGCGCCTTGATATGGAACTGCATAGACGCATGACCAAACGGACTCCAATGATTGTGTTTTGCAAGATAGTTAATAAGTTTCTCATCCCTATCTTGCAGAAGGTTTGGTATAGGGCCAGCCTCTGGGATAGCCTCCCATTGGCTGACCTTACCAAAAGACACCCTAGCAGCGTTGACCACTGACAAATCAGTGCCCATCTTATCAACTAGGGTTACGTTCATCGATTTGCCCCGTTTGTCTTATTGGGGTTAAACCGCCTTTGCGGCCGATAACCTTTCGGCCAAGAGGGTTGACGAGTTGCGAGCGTTTTACATCGCTCACTCAACACCTCATTTTGTTTCACCAACTCGGCACAATCGTACTCGAGCTCCTTGACCCGAGCGGTCAAGGTTTGTAGTTCTGTGGTCTTACTGACCGTTTCAACTTGTACGTCCATTATGGAGCTCCTTCTATCAAGTTCAATAAGCGTATTCTATACTGTTTCTTGTCAATAGTCAAGAACCTTTTGTAATCTTTCATAAATTTTTTTAGGTTAGGCCATATAACATCATCTCCTAATAGTGTATCCCATACTTTACCATATTCAACCAATTCGTCTAAAATTATCATAGTCTCAATAGAAACACGATTACCAAGAAACTCCTTTAAGAGTTTAGGGTGTCCAGAATTAAGGGCAAATAAAGGCTCAAATTCACTGATAAACGGTTTCATCTCAACTTCAAACTGTTCGAAGAAACCTTGTCTTTTCAACTTCCAACTCTCATAGTTCTCATCATTAAAGTTTGCA